CAAGCTGATGTAGCAGATCAGAAGCTAGGAGCACAAGCCGTAAAGGCTGGAGGCTATGGGGGATCACGTCAGGCTATTTTAGGGGCTGAACAAGCACGTAATACACAAACTTTATTAGGAGATATCCAAGCTCGTGGAACTGCTGCTGCTTATGAAGATGCTCAAACACGTCTTTCTCAACAGCGGCAGCGTGAGTTAGCAGCTTCTGGTCAGTTTATGAATCTAGGAACTAATGCTCCACAACAAGCTTTAAAGGAATTTACTGCACTTGAAGCTGTTGGCGCACAAGGACAAGCACTAAATCAACAAGCATTAAATATTGGTAAGCAGCAGTTTCAGGAAGAGCAAACATTCCCAGAACAGACACTACAACAGTATCAATCTGTTATTCGTGGTTTTCCTCTTGCAGCTAATACTTATACAAACAGCCAGACAACTACTCCTGCACCTAGCTATCTACAACAAGCAGCAGGTCTAGGTTCTACAGCCGTTGGCCTTGCTGGTGCCTTTGGTGCCTTTAGAAATAAGGGTGGTAAAGTAGACAGCGGCAGTGGGCTAGGTTCTATTGTTGTTAAACGTCAAGCTGGTAGTCAGGTTGCTCCTGTTGCTCCTGTTGCTCCTGTTTCTCCTTTTGCATCTTTGGGTAATGTTACTCCTCAAGCTTCTATGCTTGGTCCTATAAGTAAGAGAAATATTTCTGATGCTACTGAAGATATCCGTAAAGCTTTAGAGGAAGGCAAACTAACTCGTCAAGAAGCTATGTTAGCTAGGCAGAAATTAATGGAAGCCGGAGCTGAACCTACTGCTGATGATACAGCTTATCTTAATAAACTAAGGGATGTTGACTTTGCGGCTCAAAAAACAGAAGCTGAGTCTGAATATAAAAAAGATTTAGAAAGTGTAGAAAGTAATAAGTGGTTATCACTAGCTAAAGCTGGTTTTGGTATTCTAGGGCAGGATGGCTCAAAGGGAACATTAGGTGGTATTTCTACAGGTGTTACTGGCTCTGGTGCACTTGATGATCTGTCCAAACTTGCTAGAGAAGAGCGTCAATTAGCTAGAGACAAAAGAAAAGAACTAAAGGGCATTAGTTCAGATGAATTAAATAACATGGCTAGTATAGCTGGTATTTCTAGAAAAGAAGCCGATGCAATGCGTAATGCTCAAATTAACGCACAAAATGACATTATTACTGAAGCTAATACAGGCATTAAACAAATGACGGGTCTAGCTGATATGCAAAGCAGAGATCGTAAAGAATTTGTAGCAGAACATAAAATGTTACTTGATTATAATGCTGCTGTAAAAAAAGCCGGTAAAGAAGGTGGTATGAAAGCTGCTGATTATAATGCAGTATTAAAATCAGTTCTTGATTCATATGGTGCTGTTGTTAATAAAGATGACGAGACTGGCGAAGTAAGTATTATGATTGGTAACAAGCCTCTTTCTGGTGATTTACTAAAGAAAATAAATGCTGATAAAGATAGAGCAATAGATACTTGGATTGAGGCTGGTGGTGGTAGTGGCGGATACTCAGCAGTAACAAAAATATTTCAGGGCGCCAATGCCGGTGATCCTGCGGGTATTAGGTAAATGTCTGGTATACAACAATTAAGAGAAAAATATCCTGAATATAATGACTTATCTGATGAAGACTTAGCGGAGGGTTTTAGAAAAAAATATTATTCTGATATTCCTAAAGAAGACTATCAAATTAAAATGGGTATAGAACAAGTTGCTCCTACTGTAGCTACTGAACCTACTGTAGCTACTGAACCTACTGTAGCTACTGAACCTACTGTAGCTACTGAACCTACTGTAGCTACTGTAGCTACTACGAGTGAGCCTGTAGCTACTGAAGTTCCTTCTCAGCAAGAACCTAATTGGTTTCAGCGTACTTTTGCTGATGGTAAAAACACAGGAGAATTAGAACAAGAAGCGGCTAATAGAAAAGAACGTCAAGATGCAGTCTTATCTGAAATTGGACAAAAAATAAACGACGGCACAGCTACTCTTTCTGAAAAAACATACTACTCAAGTCAGTTAAACACTAGGGGTCAGGAGAGTGCTGGGCGTATTACATCTAAAGTAATTAAAGAAACAGTAACTGCCCCCATAGAAATTACAAGTTTTGCTACTCAAATGATTGCTCCAGAAACAGCACAAGCTATTGCTGATTCACCTGTAGGAGAATTATACAAAATTTTTGATACAGTTCTAGAGCCAAAGTTAAGTGACGATGAAGCTATTATTGCTGAATTAACAGGCTTAGTTGTTATGGCTGGTGCCGGTAAAAGACTTGCTCAAGAGGCATTAGAATACATCTATAAAAAGAAGGGCAGGAAAAAGGCAGCTGAATTAGCTGAAGAACTGTCTAAAAAAACCGGCGCAAGGTTTACTGCTAAAACTAATTTAAAGCCTACTCCACCTAAAGTAAAAAACATTAAACGTGTTGGACTAGCTGGTGCATTTGCTGGAGCTACTCAAGCTGAAGTTCAATTTACTCCTAGAGAAAGAGAAAGTTTAGTAGACATTATCGCTAGTGTTCCTAAAGTAAGAGAAACTCTACCAGACGTTGTTATCAAAGCTGCTGATGCTTTAAAAGTAAATCCAGAAGATACAGATGCTCAGGCTACTCTTAAAAGATATGGTAGCAGCATAGCTGAAAATACTGTTCTTATGGGGGTTTTATTTGGCACAGGTAAAGCCCTAAAAGGAACTGCTAAGGGTATTGGTACAGTTGTTGGTTCAGAAAGAATAGGAAAGATTAATACTGGTTTGGGAAGACTTTTAGCTAGTAAAGCTGCTCTTCCTGACGAAATCTTTGAGGGAGTAGTTAAAAGAGAAAACGCCGCTAAGGGTTACGGCATTATTATTAAAAAACAACTAAAAGATTTACAAAGATTACAGAAGAAAGAAGGAGCATCCGACGAATCTTTAGCTAAGTATGTTAATGAAGGTGATCCTTCTGATCTTCCTACAACTGTAGTTCAAAAGGTTGACGAGATTACCACAGGTATTAAAAACAATGAAGCAGAACTAAGTAAACTTCTTGATCTTAGTGGTAAAAATCAGTTGGGTCTTTCTGTAGGTAAAGATGGTATTTATTTTACTCGTACTTTTGAAGCTAGTAATAATCCAGCTTATCTAAGAAGAATTAAAAAGGTTCTAAAAGATAAAAGTAGTGATGCTGAGTTTGTTTCTAAGGTTGCTGAGGCTCGTAAATACTTTCTTAGCAAGGGCGTCAAACAAGAAGATGTTGACGGCGTTATTGAAGAAGTTGTTAGTAGACTAACTAAAGAAGATAAGTCAGTTATAAACGATATCTTTGGCGGTTCTTCTATGCGTTCTCGCCTTGGTGAAGGTGCTGCCAAAGTTCTTATTGCAAGAAAAAACTTAGACAGGCCAGTCCTTGATCTATTAGGGGAAATATCAGAACCTTATAAAAAATTGTCTACTACTTTGCTTAATCAAAATAAATTAATATCTGAGATTAAGTTTTTAAAAGAAGTAGAGGGATTTGCCAAGGCTAATGTTGGTAAAGATGTTTCATTACCGGGTTTATTTCCTATGCTACCCTCAGTAAAAACTACCTTTAAACAAGGCGCACCTTTTGTTGATGGAGCAGAAAACTTATCTAAAATTGCTGACGAAGCAATAGGTAAGTTTGGTGGTAATAGTGTAAAGATATTACAAGATATGTACACTAGTCCACAGATGGGTAAGTACATTAATAATGGTCTTGAAATTTTTAATGCGAAAGGAAAAGGTGGTTCAGATTTCTTTACTAAGGCTGCTGCATTAGCACAAGCAAAAGAAACTATTTTAGATGCTCCGGCTTATCTACTTAACTTATCTGGTGGTGTTCAAAGTTTAATTGCTAATGGACATATTTTAAATCCTAGAGCTTACAGAGCGGCTGTAACAGAATTAAATACATTAGCGCAACAAATTACTTTACGAAATCAAGCAGCAGTAAATAAAATTGCACGTCTTCGAGAACTTGGTGTTCTTGATCAAGATTTAACAGGTGAAATGATTAGCAGAAATACTGCTCGTTTTGGTTCGGAGGATGCAAAAACTGCTTTTGGAAAATTTTACGTAAAGAGCATGAAAAAGTTTGGTGATGCTTATGGTCAACCAGATGTATACACTAAACTTATTGCTTTTGAAAGCGAACTAGCATCACTAAGAAAAGTATTTCCTAACAAAACAGAGGACGAGCTTTTTATTAAAGCCGCTGAAGTTGTTCGTAACACTATGCCTACTTATGGTTTAGCATCTCCCGCCGCACGTCAGTTAAGTCGCATACCTTTTGTAGGCAACTATGTTCTATTTCCATCTGAAGTTATTAGAACAACTAAAAACATTGCTAAATATGCTGCTAAAGATGTACAAGAAGGAATTGCTACTGGTAATGGTAGGCAAGTAGCGAGAGGTCTTGCACGTCTGACAGGATTAGGTGTGACGGCTGGTGGTGTAGACGCAGTAGTAAATACCAATAATGAAATTATGGGCGTATCTGATAATAACAAAAAAGTTGTTAATGTGTTAGCCCCTGACTGGGCTAAGGGATCAGTTAATTATTATCTCGAACGCTTTGTTTTAGACGAAACAGGAGAAGGTTTAACTAAGAAACAAAAAGAAACATTTAGACCTTACATTAGAACAAGATATGTAAGTTCTTCTTCTGCTGATGCTTTTGATTATCTTAAGTCACCAGTACGTTTAGTATTAGGAAAACTTCTAGGCAGTGGTTCTATTTCTGAGTCAGAGATAGACGATGCTTTTTCTAATGCTGCTTCAACTATAATGTCTCCTTATACTTCACCTAAGTTTGCTGCTGAAGCTGTGCTTAACGTTCTTACAGGAGTTAATAGAAAAACTGGTAAGCCTATATACGATGAAGCTGTGGGAGCGACTACTAAAGATAAAATTTTAGCGGGTGCTACAACACTTCTTAAGGGTTATGAAGGCGGTTCGGTAAAAATTGTTCAAGATTATATTAAATCTAAGTCTTCTGAAGAACTTTTAGGTGAGGGTAATGCTCAGAGAGATTCTGGTTTTCCCATTAATCCAGAAGACCTACAGTTTTTATTACGCTCAGGTGTACGGTCTGTTACTACTAATGTTACTCAAGCTATGGGATATAATTTATCTAAAGATTTAAAAGCATTAGCTATGACTAAGGATAACTTTATTAAAGAAGTTTCTAGCTTACCTTTTGAAGTTGTTACTGATGAAGCTTTAGATGAGGTTATTAAAAAATATACCGACCTGCAGGAACGTAAGTATAAAGGTATGCAGGAGTTTACCAAGAAGACTAATGAGTTTAAAGACTTAGAGTATATTCGTAGATATAAAGATGCTACTGGTAAAATAAAAGAGGAGGACAAAGTTTTAGGTATAGAAGGTGTCATAGGAGCGGCTACTAATAACTTTTGGTATAAAGGAAATGATACTTTGATTCAGTCATTAGCCGCTGATACAGCATCTTCTGTAAAAAATGGTGTTTTTATGCCTGATAATGTTTTTAAAGACAAAAGAATGCTTGATACTATACGTAGTCGTGGTTTTTCAGAGGATCAGATAGGTAAATTTTACTTCAAACTAGCAAATGTTTATAGGGCTTATGCAGAAAAACCTTTAGTAGAAGTGGAAGAAGAAACATCAGATGCTATCGTTACAGATTAATTTAAAGGAGTAAGTAAAAATGCCTAGTGATCCTACTATGATTTGGAATGCAATACTAAGTATAGCCGGTGGCTCCTTTATATGGTGGGTGCGTGGTATTAGCCAACAGGTACAGGATACTAAGCGGCGCGTGGCTGACACACGAGAAGAGGTCGCCAAAACCTATGCGACTAAGGCAGACGTAGAGAAAGACCTTAATAAAATCATGGATAGATTTGATAGGCTAGATGCTAAGTTAGATTCTTTTTTAGTAAAGGTAAAATAATGTCTGGGACAAACGACTGGAAATACTTTACTGAGAAAGAATTAGGATGTAAGGGTACAGGAGAATGTTTTATGGACAAAGAGTTTATGAAACAACTTATCCTTCTACGTGAAGATTACGGTAAGCCTATGGTTATTACGTCAGGCTACCGTAGCCCTGAATACAATGCAACAGTAGGAGGCTCTCCTAAGTCAGCGCATATTCTCGGTCAGGCTGTAGACGTAGCTATCTCAGGTAGCCAAGCTTATGCATTAGTTAATAAAGCTATTCTACACGGCTTTACAGGGATAGGGGTAGCACAAAGAGGACCACACAATAAAAGGTTCATACATATTGATACTATGTTAAACTCTGATACAACACCGCGTCCTACTATTTGGAGTTATAAATAAAATGGAAGAGTAACCATGCTCTTCCGCGTGTCTATTAAGGGACAAGCCTAAACAGGTAAATTATTCCAAGCTTTCTTGAGAAGTTTTTCCTGTTTCTTTTTTTCGTTATCTTCTTTTATCTCTTCAACTGAACGATTACACTTAATACAATAATGATGGTTAAGGTCTATCGTACATTTATCCTCACACTTGATCATCAATAATCTCTCCTTCAGCTAACTCATCTAAGATTTCTTCTAGCTCTTCGACTTCTTCCTGAAGCTCTTCCATTTCTTCTTCTTGCTCATCGAACCAAGAACACTTTGTAAAAAGCTTGATAGTTCTGTCTTCGCCTAATAGCTCAAGACTTTTGACAATATCTTCTTCCAACTCCTCCACAGTAGTAGGCGTATCCTCGTCTGTAGGAGCACGTAATCTACTAAGAAGTTCAAGTGCTTTAAGCGCAGAGTTAGTATGATTATTGTTGGTAGCATATGTATACTGCTTTTCAATCTCAGCAACATAATCAATAGATGTCTCCATCTCCTTTTCAAGGTCTTCGATTCTTTCGTTTACTTCTCCTATCTTTAAAAGCCTACTACCTTGATTATATGCAGACCTACCCGCATACCCCGCAGCTTTAGCGGCTTCGGTAGCATTTCGATAGAGTACATAAGCTTGTGCAAACTTCTCTTGTTTATCGTTGAGAGCCATTATTTCATATTATTTCTGGCAACACCTTTCCACTTTTCAGCAGAGCGCATACCGCCAAGTCCTAGAAGAGATAATAGAAGCGTCATAAGAGACTGAGTGTCTAACACAGGAAGCGTAATAATAGGATACCAAATGGCTAACCCCCAGCTTGTAACAGGAGCAAGGATAAACTGCCAAGCAAGAGCGAAGCAGCAGACCCACATGATGGCTGGTCTAGCTCCACTTACAAAGATAGAGGGATGCTTTGCTTGTTCAATATTAGCTTGTGCTTGAGCAAGATCGAGGGACACTAGCTGCTCATTAAGCTCTGCTTCTAGCTTAGTCTTTAGGTCTTTATCCTCAATAAATTTATCAAGGATTTTTCCTGTAACACCTATAACTGATTCCGCAATTCCTAACATTGTTTAATTAAATCCTTATAGTATGGTTTATCTGCATGATAAGTATCTTTAAAAATTTCTGCAACAAGAGTTCCTTCGCCATAAATAGAAACATTCATTTCAATATCCTGATTACTAAACAACTTCTCACAATCTTGTGCCATAGCTAAAAGCTCTCCTGTAGTCCAGAACTTTGCACCATTTGTCTCAACATTTAGATACTTCGGCTTATCGTCTTCTGTCCTTTCCTTTTTCATATCATCTGTCATTTCTGGGATGCTACAATCAAAACCAAATAGATGGAAGTTACGGAAGCCTAGGATATGAAACATCCCAATAGTACGCATTGCTGAACACGTACCCCCAGTTACGAAAGTAGTATCTTTAGGAATATTAAGACCTTCGTCAATAGCGAAGCTTTCATTTTTAGCTGCTTCTACGACTGCTTCGGAATAAGCATTCCATCCGTATACATTATCTGTTTTACTCATAAGATATTTAGTAACGCTAACGTCTGTCATAGACGCCACAAAGAATTTTGTATCCTTATCTAGCGTATTAAATAAATCTTTCCGCACAATACCATGAGTAGAAACGCCATCAATAGAACGCGGATCAAGAATAACACACCCAAAGGGAACAATACCATTCTTTAATAGTTCTGGATAACTATGCTTTACACATAGTACCACACCATTTGTTTCTTTAATAACTTTCTTTAGCTTTTTATAGTCAGTTGATGGGCCTCCTGAAACAACAATCGCATGTTCTGCGTTAGGTTTACAACTTTGGACAAAGCCCCACTTTTTTATTAGCTTTAGATTATCATTAATGCTCTGCATAATATACTCTTTAGGCATAGAGTCTTTAGGCTTAACAATAATCGGAACCTTTAGAAGGTCAACAGGAGGCTGCGGAAGGTCATCCTTAGAGAGCAGGAGAGCAAGATGGGTAATACCTCCACCTTTAACCTTATCCTGTGAGGGAAGAACAATACAGCGTCCTTCAGATAGTGTATCTTTAAAGCCATCAATAAGGCGATTAGTTCCTAGATATTCTTCACCAAGAATATTTCCTTCTTGATCTTTGCTAAAGTAATCGTCAAAGACAATAACATCACAGTGCTCTAGATTTTTATAGTCGCTGAGTACCGTCTCTTCTGAATGCCCTCCATCAATATAAGCAAAATTTGCTTTAGCAAGGCTTTCTTTAGCAGCAACTAATGTTTCTTTACTATTTCCTTTATGAAGCTCAAAGGTAAACTCTTTACCATCCTCCTTCATTTTAGCAGCGAATTCTTTTAGACGATTGCTTACAGCGGTAAGTGTATTATGTTGTTTACTATTTAATTCGTAGACATCTAATTCTTCAGTAGCTTCTTCAAACAAATCAAAGCCAATGTAGTGTAGCTTTTCTTTACTTTCAAAGGAAGCTAGAGCCATCTCAATGGCGCGTCCACCGTTCCATGTACCAACCTCTACAAAGGTTTCACTGCCGTATGTGCGGATAAGATCAGCAAGTTGGCGGTATCTTGGTAACTTAATATCTGGTGCTACCTGAGTATCTGATAGATTATTCTTTAAGGCACCTTTATAGTGTGTCATGTACTGAGATAGAGGGGAGCTTTGAAAGGCTGCTAATCCTTCTACATCAGGAGTTAGATTATGGACACGCATACCATGTGCCGTATAAATCTTTAGTAGACGTTCAAAGATAAAGCCGTCGTGCCACTCGCGATAAGAGACAACCTCGCCAATATCGTAGCAGCCACGAAGGTCAGCAATCATATAGACAGGAGATTCATAGCTGAGATTAAATCCAATAAAGGATGTCTCGCTATAGTCTACGTCTTTACGGCCAAGATGCACTAGATGTGCTTTTTCTGGCAGGAGGGCTGAGACTTTCTCTACGGTAAGCGGCTTGGTTGTCACTGTATCAGCATCCAGCCAACACATCCAACCAGCCTCTGCGTCTTTGTCAGCTAGTTCTAAGCCCAAATCAGTTAGCGCGTAGACCTTGTGGCACCACTTAATAGCGTCCATACGCCAATCATAAGCAGTCTGTCCATTAGCTGTACCATCATACGCCTTCATACGCTCACGGTATGCTAACATATCTTCTACTTCATTGAGATTACGATACTCAATGTTGGATGCTTTAGGAAAAGCAGAAACAAGGGCTTCTTCACAATCATGGTAGTACGCTGTTAGCTTTAGATCAGGATGCCAATTCTCCACTACGGATTCTAGCATCTTCTGAGCATATCTTTCGTAGCCGTCTGCGCTAAAAGAAGTTACAAAACGAATCATTTTATTATTATTATCCTTGTACTGCGTGTTTATAAAAATCTTTCCACATTTCTGCGTACTCATTATCTATAGGACGTTTACCCTGCCAATCAGGGTATAGCGGACCTCCTGTTGTGAAATGAATATTGTTTGCTTCCATATATTCATCGGAAGTTCCATCAAGCCAATTCCACTCTTCCTTAATTGAACCAATAGGATATGTATCCATCCATTCAAATGCGTGTAGCCAAGAGCCTGACTTAGTATTAACATCTCCTATGTTAAATTGTTTTACCCAAGGATGATCACAGTTCCATAAAACAAAAGACGACCAATTCTTACGTCTATAAATAGTTTGTACCTGTCCATCCATTTTAGTTTTTTCTGATGGAGCATGATCATGCTGTACACAACTAATAGCGTATTGCTTACTCTGTCCGTATAGATCAAATATTTCTGTAATATCTGAACGAACAAACATATCAGCATCCATGAAGAGAGCTAATCCAGACATTTGGTTTAGAAAAGGAACTAAAAAGCGGGTAAAACTAAATTCAGTAGAAAAGGGTTTGCCATCAAAAACATCCACACGATTCCCTTCTAAGTCTGTAGTAGGGCTACGCCAGTAAAGACCTGAGCGACGTACTTCCTTTTGTACAATAGGCACAATGTTATACGTGTCTTTAGTGTTCATTCTAATTGATTTATCTAAGGCACGAACATAATCTCGTTCGCGTGGATCATAACCAATATAAATTGTGGGTAGTTTATTGATAGGCAAACCCAGTACTCCTTATTCTACTGTTATTTTTGTAGGCTTGTTTTCTTCAGGTACTTCTTTCTTAATGGTTATTGTTAGCATACCATTTTCCATTTTACAAGAGATAACTCGCATCATATCAGCTAGATAAAAAACTCTCCGAAAATTTCTATTAGAAATACCATTAAACTTCATATCTACAGTAGGTGTCTTACCTTTATATTTTGTACTCTGAATTGTTAAAATATTAGGTTCTAGTTCTACTTCAATTTCGTCTTTAGTAAAACCAGCAAGAGCAATCTCAATAACATGATTCTCTTCTTTTTTATAGATATTATGAAATGGATAAGTACTGCTGTTTGCAACAGATTGTGCTACATAATTTAGAGGCTCAAGATATTTGTCTACATCAAGCATAAAGTTACGCATCTTCTCGAAGTGAGGGGCAAATGTTACTACGTTCATTGTGTGTATTCCTTTCTTTTAGCAAATACAAATAAATAAAAACAGCCCTTTTAAGCGACTGTCTCTACATTATATAGTTATATTTTAGAAAAGTCAACAACTATTTTAATTTAGGAGAAGCGTGATCCCCTAAACCAACAGACTAAGGAGTATCTATTTCCCTCTGTAACTGCTTTAACTCTGTGATGTAGGAAGGAGGGAAAGACTAGAACAGAACCTATCCCCTTAGCCTTGGTGATTGTTTTAGCCCTGTGCCTTACATTAGGCGCACACCACTTTTCAATTTGAAACTCGCCACCTTCATAATCGTCATTTAAATTAACCGCTACGGTAATTTTTCTAAAGTGAACTTCATCAGGGCTTTCTACACCTATGTCAACATGCCAATCGTAGAACTCTCCCGGCTCATAGGAAGATACTTGTGGAACTTCATGACTATCTACATCAAAAAACCAATTAGCTTCTACATTAGCTTTCTCAGCATATGTACTAAGTATTTCAATAATTTCTGAATTATTAAACCATTTAATTTTATTATTTCTGACTGAAGTATTCTTTACATCTTCACCATCTTCGTAAACTTCGGCATTCTCAAAGTCAGCTTTAGCCATACCTATTAAGCCTCTGCAAAGTTCTTTTGGAAGTTGATGTTCATACAGCTTGTAGGGGAGTAAGTTAAGCATTTTTTGTAGTAGTTTTCCTTTTTGTTTTTCTTTTGTTAAGTCTGTTTTTCTTTACTGACTTATCAGGATTACGATCAAAGGAACTGTTCTGGCTTTTAGTTGTAATTCTAATATTAGACTCCTTATTGGAACCTCCTTTACTTATAGGTTTAATATGGTCTAGTTCCTTACCATCTCCAACAGATACTCGCCCTTTTCTAATAGCTTCCCTACGTGCCTTATTTCTTGCTACACGTTTAGCAATATTTTCAGGTTTACTTTTTGTTACCTTGTTTTCTCTTTTATAATCTCTAGCCATGTTAATCTCCCTACATTATTTAGTTTTCCAAACATCACTCCAATTACCTTGTAAAGCTCCTTTAGCATAATCAGTAGCACGATTCTCAAAGAAGTTTGTGTGAGTAGGTGCATTGATCATTGTCTCTACCCAAGGAAGAGGGTTGGTTTTTACTTTGTAAATTCCCTTCAGGCCCATAGAGATAAGCCGCCGATCAGCGATATATCTAATATATTCCTTTACTTCATAATCTCTTAGTCCTTCAACCTTACCCATTTTAAAAGCAAGATCAACAAACTTATCTTCTAAGTCTACCATTTCAGTAGCTGTAGTATATATCTCTCCCTTTGTCTTATCGTTCCATACGTCACGATTTTCTTCGACGTAAGCACGAAACAATTGGATCATACCTTCAGCATGTTGTGTTTCATCTACAATAGACCATGTGACAATCTGCCCCATTCCTTTCATTTTACCATGTCGAGGAAAATTTAACAACATTATGAAAGAGGAGAATAATGCTAGACCCTCTGTAAATGCAGAGATAGCTGC